CCTCAGCAACTCTTATTTGATCCACCGTTAATTCTGTTGCTGGAGCAACTGGTGTAAGAATCACTTTGATTCCATCAACTTCAATACTGATCAGATCTTCGTCAAAGTCTTCAGCGTCAAGATGAGTGTCGATAGCAAGTTTAATATCAGCAAGAGTCGCAAGAGTACCATACGTAATTGTAAAGGCAACAAACCCGTTAATCAAATCGGTGATAACCGATGAGACGATAACCCCATCATTAACATCTCCGCTTCTAACGAATGTTAAAGTTGTATTTTCACCTAATAGCGGATCAGACCAATTCGCAAAGAACGAAATATCGGGATTCGTAGTGATCGGATCACCTTCAACAATAACTCCGCCAAAATTCTCGGAAGTCGTTGTAATAAGAACACCAGGAACAGTAGCTGTACCCGGTGTTGTAAATCCAGAGGCGGTGGTCAATTCAAATAAATCAACAGAATCGGTTGTGATTAATTCATCGGCGCCGCTAAAGATAGAATCGAGCGATCCGGTATAGATATATGCAGATGTGGTGTTGATCACATCTTTATAATAGATGCTGGCGCCGTCTGCGGCCTTTGCGTTAGAGGCCAATGAAAGACTCGCAAATGATTCTAGCACCGAACCTGGAATACCAGTGAATTTTCCGGCTTTATCGATAACTAAAACATGAATTTCATCTGCACCTGCATTAGCTTCATCGGTCAATGGATTGATACCAGTAAGATTGGTGTTAAACTCAGATGATCCAGATGGAGCATCGAAATTCTCAGCGAAAAGTGATGAGCTATAGTCGTTAAAGTCGCCATATCCAACTTGTACTTCGATGCTATTACCGAGAGCGCCAGGGTAACGTCCTAAGAAAGCCTCGCCGAAATCCGCCGACTCGAATTCATCGAGGTTAGAAATAGGTACTGTCAAAGTACCTACTCCGGATTTAGCATTGCGGGCAGTTGCTGGAATTGCACGAGAGACTCGAAGAGTATTCGCGTATTTTAAGAAACTTGCAGCAGTAAAGAACGATTGTGCAACATCAGTTGTTGGTTTACCGTAGATTGTTGCAAGATCTTTTTCTGATCCGACGGTAACAACTTGGTTACCTGGACCCCAATTGAAATGTCCGGCAAATGCGCCGATCGAGGTCGACAGGGCCGGAATTACGTTTGTTAAGTCGATTTCTTTTACCTCGACTCCGGGTGAAACTAAAAATCCCATATGGTTATTCTTTCAGTGGTTATTGGTTAATGATAAGTATTCTCTAGCATAATAAGGTGCTTTCAATCGAAATGTATTTATAAATTCGAGAGTTCTAGAACGTACCCCATTCTCTCTGTGCCCTTAGCATCTCTTCATATTCTGGATTTATATCATTATGGGAGTTGCCAAATACGCCAAACAGCGGTACATCCTCCTCCATCTCCTTCATTCTCTCAGAATAGAGCAGCTGTTTCAGATCGATGGTAGATATATCACCGAATGCCTCTGAGGATACGAACCAGGAAAAAAGCACCAAATTCATCACCATATCATCGTGAGTCGAGTTGGATGCCTGATAGGATTCGCCTTTATGTTCAAATGAACTTAACTCATGAATTGTATTAATGTCATGAATCGTCAACTTACCAGATTCGATAAGGTCTTTAAGATTAGAACAACCGATACGTTTGACTCTCTTCGTCATGGTGACTCCGACACCACCTGCCTTAACAGTACTTTCGACGAAGGTATTTTCGTATTCGTATTCATGATAGACCGAATTGCACACCACCTGCCCGGCGTCATTGCTCTCGATCACGATCATGGCTTTGTTATAGAGCTTGGCTGTGCGAACAATCACATCCGGAAACAACAAAGGAGAAATCATATTGTCTCGAAAAGTAGCCACTTGTTCGAATGGCATGCTCGAGATGTCAATGATGGTAAATGTTGAATAGTCTTGTCCTCTACCTCGAGACACATCCACCATCATGGCATAATTATGACCCTCTTGCGGTTCGACATAGTAGTTTACGTCTCGATGTGTTTTGACTGGATCACGAGCCTGAAGGCCTAACAGTTTATCCGAGGAGATGAGTGTGTTTCCTGTTCCAGTAAATTGATTGCCAAATTCTTGTTCAAATTGCAATTCAGAAGTGTTGGCTATAGTTTGTTTTTTCCAGACTTCATCTCGTCCAGGAACATCATACCAATCAACTCGAAACGGCTTATATTCATTTGCGCCTTGAACTGCACCTTCCCAGAGCCGATGATACAGATTGCCAACTCCATTGGCGGTGGATGTGATAATCACCTTGGTGTTTTTGCCGGATGAGATGACTGGATACGTAGAAGTGTAGAACGTCTCAGGATTCTCAATGAATGCAAACTCGTCCAAGAAAATTATGTTGCAACTCTGTCCGCGAACCGAAGAAGAACTTGTCGCAGCAGCGAAAATCTTTGAGTTGTTAGAGAAAACGATTGATCCTTTGTTAAAGACCTTACAACCGGGCTGCAAAAAGAAAGGCAAGTTTTCAATCGCCAGAGCAATGCGGGATAGCATCTCTCGAGCGGTGGCGCCTTTGTTTGCCAAGATTGCGATGGTCTTTTCCGAATTGAAGATGGCATACCAAAGCAGATATACGATAGAACTTACCGATTTTCCAGATTGACGACAAGCCAGAACAATAGAAAATCGATTGATGTTAAAGTGCTCGAACATTTTATCCTGATAGGGATAGAGGTTGAATGGCACTAGTCCGTCATTGAGATTGATTACTTTGATATAGGTTCTGGCAAAATATGCCGGATCCTTCATGCATCTCTGATATTCTTGAATCTCGTGCGAAGTAAAGCTTTGCTGAACACCGTCAGATTTGATCTGCGAGTTGCCATTGTAGCTTTTTGGTGGTTCGTTACTCATCGTCAATATCAATCGTTTTCTGAGCATTCAAAAATTTCTGAAGCTCAGTCGTAGTACCAACGAAGATCGCATTGTTCGTCGTAGATGCACCACTAGCAGATTGATTTATATTCTTTTTAGAGATAGTCTCATGCATCTTCTTACGATCCCGTTGAAGAGTCATAAGCTGCTGATTCATATCGGCAGCCGTTTTGAACATATTCGATAGCACCTCAAATGCCCGGGGGTGTTCAGAATCAGTAGCTAGAGCCAGCATGGAAGATATTGCCTCATCGGATGTATCGATTAGTTTCTTGATACGCACCCTAGAAAAATCATAGTCTTCCTCGGTATCGGCATCGATCTTTGCTTGGTAGTCGATGATTGGTTGAACCGGTGACAATTGTGATGATTGTGCCTCGATCGGAAGATTTTGAGACAACGAAGCCAACATACTTTCTTTATCCTTCTTCATCGAATCCAAATGTAGTGATGACAGTATAGTCTTCAGGTGTATCATTTACAAGATCACCGAGTCTAACATTTACCCCATCAACTGGGTCGCTGATACCGACATTCATATCGGCGTGCATATTCGCATCAACAATCTTGATGACCGGTCGAGGAGCAGAATTTGTGTTTCCGATGAATCGTACTTTGATCGTAAAGTCTAAGGTATAGATCAACAACCTACGAGTAGAAGCAAAATCACCGTCATAACTATCCTGGAAATTTGTAGAGTTTAATATGATCGGTATATCGGTCAAGGTATCTGGACCCTCGAGATCTTTTACAGTGACAGTATATTCCGGAGTAAATGTAGGGACGATCTGCTCGAATATCTGTAGTGCATCATCCTGAGATCTCGACATGATACTCAACTGCATACCGATAACATAAGGCACACTCTGATATGTAGATATCCTATGATCAGTATCATCTGAGATTGGGAACGTACGTTGATTGATCTTATTAAGCTTCGAGGCAGAATCGTAAGCGATCGATGTCATCTCAAACGACATCCTTGGCAATTTAATCGCGATATCAGTAGGATATTCAGAAGATTCGTTCGTACGAATACGCATTAAGAAATGTTCCTTAGGACCATATGCCAAAGGAACTCGATTGACATTCATCATCTGTCCACTCACTACCTTTCCAGTATAGATGTTGTTGAACATTGTACCAAAGACAGAGACGATCTTCTTGATCGTACCGTTATAATAATATGATCCGTTTAACATAATTATGCGTCGTTAGGTTCCCCGAATGGGTTAGATTCGCTGAAATCGATGACTGAATTCCCTTGATCTTCGAACGGAGTATTCTGGGCATTCGGATCATTGTTATATGCAAATTCATCTGTATCGCTTAATTCGAAGAGGGAAGTGATCGTCGAGACAAACCCAGAATCTTCTCCAGTGAGTGTAGTCCCGACGGTTAATTGATGGAATTGACCATCATCGAAGTTAAGTGTAGACAGACGTTCAATGATCGTTTCGTCTTCTTTCCTTTTATATTCCAATAGTTCAGTATAACCAGTGACACCGGACGGTAATTCAATGAGAAGCTTCTC